CGCCAACATCGCCAAATAGCTCAATTTTTGCTGTATGACCTGGAAATTCTTCAACTTTCAGCTTAGTGATGTCGATAGAGATCTTGACTTTGGCTTTTTCGTCGTCGCAAGTATCGCAGTAGAAGAATAGGTCAACAATTTCACCTACAGACTTAGCGCGAATCTGGCTAAAGATGTACTCAAGGTCAAATACTGCCAATCTATCGACGTCTACTGGTGTTTGAGAGCAAGTTTTGATGACTTGTTTCAATGTATCAACCATAACGAGAGCATCTTCAGACTGCTGTGCTAGAAGTAGAGCCTTTTGCTCTTTAACCAGAAACGGTCGATACTTCAATTGTTCTTTAGTCGATGGCACCTGTAGCGTGTAGATTGGGGCTTGTTGCATTGGTAAAGCCATACTATTATTCTCCTTTGTTCATATTCTTGATCATTTTAGTCAATTCAGCTGTGCTGCCGACGAAGATTGCGTTGTTGTTAGTCACTTTGGACTTTTCTTCGCCTTTTGGTGCATCCAACTTCTGTTTCTGTTGGTGTACGTCTAGTAGTTGTTGGTTGACATCAGCCAATTGCTTGACTAAGTTACCAACAACTTCAAATGCTCTTGGGTGTTCTGATTGTTTAGCGACTTCTAGTGCATGAGCGAGTGCTTCATGCCCTTTAGCTAAGAGATCGTGTAGGTTTGTTCGAGATCTATCGTAGTCACTCTCAATTTTAGTCTCGACAGGTTCAATAATCTCACCAGTGCGTGCGTCAATTACCTCACCTTTGCTTTCTGGTAGAGGTGGAGTGTCGAATACATCAGATAATCTATCATCAATTTTCATACTTACGTTCAATCAGTTAAATAAATGGATTTGGAAAGTCTAACCCTGCAGTTTTGATTGCTTTCTGTGCGTTATTCCAGTCTTCTTGATACTGGTCAAAGTCGTTGAAGAACGATTCTGGCACCAAAAAGTCTCGTTCTGGACTGTTTGTCATTGGCATGTCTGGTTTAGATACTGGTTCATCATAAATCTCAAAGTTTTCACTTTTCCAATACTTATATTGCATGTTTACCTGCAACTTCATAACGTCTTTGCTAGCGTAATCCATTTGTATTGGAGAAATCGTTTTTGGATAAGCCTCATAGATGTAAGTTCTGTGACGTAATCTATTAGACGTATCTTCAACTTCAATCTGCATGTTAGTTGTATAATTATCATAGTATTCAAAAGTTCTATTAGTAGGACTTTGAATCAAATTCATCCAATCGTCAAACATTGTTTTGACTGTCATGTTATTGTCTACATAGAAAGACATTTGAATATCACCATACAACTTTTCATATGGAACTTCTCTAAATTCACCAAAAGTTCTATTTTGAATAGTCGCTAGATTCAATCCTGGAATCTGAACTTGATCACAGAAAAGTAATAGGTATTGAAGACCAGTATTGCCCAATCTAGCAAGTTTTTGTGGCGGTGTTAGAATGACACTGAACCTGTTGGTTCTAGCCATTCCTACTGTTTTAACCTGCGCGATGAAGTCGTTTAGTGTTCTCATTTTGCTATTCTTCTAGAGTCTGTCCAAACCTGCTCTCTTGTGGCTTTAGTGAACTGCTCGACAGGTAGCATCATGGCAGTCGCCCAGTCTTTTGATTCAACTTTTCTGAATGGAGATTGAACGTGATCCATCAGATATTGTTTGATACATGGCTTCGCCAGATTGTAACGAGATGCACCGTCAATCAACTGCCAAGAATACTTTATCTTGGTGGTCTGGTCCATCTTGTCGTTGTTAGCGAAGGTCATTAGTCTATCCAGCAGTGTTATGCGCATCGCGTATGGGAGATAGTGCATGTTCAGCCCAATAAAGCCACCTTGGAATCTGGCGTATGGGAAGACTAGCGGAAAACGGTCATAGTAAGGAAGTGTTTCTTTGTACTTTGGATCGTAAGCGAACATGTACAAGAAACCTGGATAAATCTGCTGCTTAAGTTGCTGCGTATTACCACGCATAACTTTATCTGGCGTGATACGTTGCCCTCTCAATAGCAGAACTTGCTGAGCGAACCATGCGCGACTCTTCTTGGAAGCATCTTCCAAGTTGTACTTGTTTTTCTCAAATACGTCGAGTAAATTAGGGGGTTTAGTAGCCATATAATTATTTAGGTCGTTAAGCCGAGTTCGTGTTCAGTGATAATTTTGAACTCATAGCCTCTGTCTTTCGCCCACTCAACTGCAGCTTTCCATTTAGCTTGATTTTTGATATAGGTCATAGATTCAGTTAGATACCTTTGCGTATTTCTTCCAGGATAGACTGGGGGTTGCGTTTGTTTAGCTGGCTTGACTTCGATAAGGTAAGTCTTTAGAAGACCTTCTTTGTTTCGAATCTGAATCTTAAAATCTACGAAATAACGATGAATCTTGTTATCAGTTGGGCATCGATACGGGATGATCGTTTCCTCAGAACTCCACTTAACAACTGCAGGATTCTTATCGCACCAAGAGGCGAATCGAGTCTCCCAGGACGAGCGCATGATTATGCATGTAGGATCTCCTGCATATTTCTCTGGGAATAGCGGTTTGTAAATTCTCTTGTGGAACATGTAATAAATAGTAGAGTATAAATAACCCAATTTTATTTAGGCTAAGGGCTTCTATATGGCATCTCAAGCAGACGTTAGACGAGTAGAAAACGACACAACGACTAGCGCTAAAAATCGTTTCAAAGACACCAAATATGATGTGTCTACTCACTCGTATCCTGCCGATCTGATGGGATCTTCAGCCTACGGTGGTAACTACGTGATTTTTTACATCAACGTGAACATTGACTCCAAACTGCTCAAGGAAAGTGGCGGTGGCTCAGTGATCACGGACGATAAAGACTTCACTAGAGAACGTGGACCTCTTCTAGCAGCTAATCTGAACGGCGTTGAAGTGGTAGGCGCAGGCATTTCACAGAATGCTGGTCGTGGCGCTGTTGCTGGTGCGCTAGCAAATAAAGCACAGGGTGGTAGCCTTCTTTCTGGAGCAATCAAAGGTTCTGCAGTCGCAGCTGCTCCAGGTGCAGTTGGTCTTGGTGTTGCTGCAGCACTTTCTGGGTCTACGAACAGACAGCAACAAAGACTTAAAACAGCGATCGCTCTTCATATTCCAAACCAGCTTAACATTCGTTACGGTACTCAGTGGTCTGAAGAAGATACGGCTACTGCTCTTCTTGCGCCATTAGCTGGAAGTGCTGCTGTAAAAGCACTCGGTAATTTGGCTACTCTAAACCTATCTGGCGCAAGTCAACAAGCCAAAGATGCAGCAGCTGGCGTTGCTGCGTTCGGTCTTTCTGGTGGTGTTCCAGGAACCAACACTGGTGTAGTTTCCGCTGCTACTGGTCTAGCGTTCAACCCAAGAAAAGAACAAGTGTTCAAGGGTGTTGACTTCAGATCGTTCCAGTTTGAATATCAGTTCTTCCCAAGAAATGCTACTGAGGCTAAAGCAGTTCTTGAAATTATTAAGATGTTCAAGATTCATATGCACCCAGAGTTCAAAGACACCAACAAGTTTCTTTACATCTATCCTTCTGAGTTTGATATCACCTACTACTCAAACGGTACTGAGAATACTTCTATTCACAAACATACAAGTTGCGTGTTAACTGAGATGACTATCAACTATACACCCAACTCTCAGTTTACCACATTCGCTGACGGTACGCCAACACAGATTAACATGCAGCTGACATTCCGCGAACTGGCTCAGTTGGATAAAGACATGGTCGCAGGAGGAATGTAATGTACTTCAAAGATTTTCCGCAGTTTGCATATGATTTTGAGATTGGTGGTAAGACCAAGGTTCTTCTTCTCACTGACATCACTCGAAACGTTAGATTCCGTAAAGAAGTTCTAAGCAACATTGAGTTGTATGACGAGTATGATATTCAGGATGGAGAAACACCTGAGATAATTGCAGAGAAAGTTTACGGTAACGCTAACTATCACTGGATCATTATGCTGGTGAATGAACGCTTCGATTACATTGGCGATTTCCCTATGTCATATCCACAATTGACTGCATACATACAAGATAAGTATGGAGTGGGGAATGAATATAACACTCACCACTATGAAAATGAGAAAGGTTATATTGTTGATGAATACTACGTCGGCAAAGTTGCAGTCTCTAATCATGACTATGAAGAGAGAATCAATGAGCAGAAACGTAGAATTAAGTTAGTTTCACCTCAGTTGATTGATCGTGTACTGAAACAATTCAAAGACATTCTATAATAATGGCTACTTCTGACCGTTTAAGATTCGCTGGCGACGTCAACATTGAAAAATTAGAGTTGAAGTCGGTTAATGGATTCTATAAAGACATCACCAACCAAGTTATCGGCATCCAGATATTCGAGGATATCTTTTCGCCATTCATAACTGGCAACCTAATCATAAAAGACTCGCTGGATCTGCTTAACGTTTTCCCTCTCACTGGCGAAGAGTATTTGTCAATGAGAATAACAACACCTACAATGACACGTGGTGCTATTCAGGGAGAGTTTTACATTTTCAAAATGAACAACCGAGAGATTCTCGGCGATCGTTCAATTATGTACGAACTACACTTCATAACGCAAGAAGCTGTAGTTGATATGAACAAGCGTATCAGCAAAAAGTTTGAAGGTACTCCATCTGAAATTGCTCAGATTATTCTAACTGATAAAGACGTAGGTTTACAGCTAACAAAGCAAGTAAACATTGAAGAAGCTAAGAATAAGATCAAGTATATCTCTAACTTCTGGAGCCCAGTTAGAAATATGACTTACCTATGCGACCACGCATACAATAAAGATGAAAGCCCATCTTTCTTATTCTTTGAGAATCGTGCTGGTTATAACTTCGTGACTCTAGATTCATTATACGATAACTCAGACTACATTGAATACTTCACGTACGATAAGTTTGTACGCGACACCACAAACAGTGGCGATGATGCGAAAAACATTGTTGAAGAATATAAGCGTATTAGCCGACTAGCTGTTCCAACTGTGTTTGATTATATGGAACGTATTGAAGGTGGTATGCTCGGCTCTAAACAATACTCTTTCGACCTAACTTCTAAGAACGTCGATATCAAAGAGTATGATATGTTCAAAGACTGGGGTAATAACAACCACACCAACATATACCCATTAGCCTCTGGTCAGTCTATTTTCAGATATAACGCCAAAATTGTTAATCGTTATCGTCATTGGGGTAACTTTACTGACGGTAAAGATTCTTCTAATAGTAACTTCCTACAGAAGCGTATGTCTATTATGAAGATGGTCGACGCTGCTAAAATTGAAATTACTGTTCCAGGAAGAACTCAATATACAGTTGGACAGAAAGTTTTGGTTGAGTTGGATAAAATGGAACCAATTAAGAAAGATGACTCTGATACTCTAGACTCTATGCTGTCTGGCGCTTATATCATCGGAGCCATTAACCATTACATTGATCGTGAACGACATGAATGTGTTATGGAGTTATTCAAAGACTCTCTGCTGAAGAATATTAACAAGGATAAGTGATATGATGAATAACCTGTACACAGGATGCGTTGAGAATAGAAACGACCCACTGAAATTGGGTCGTTGCCAAGTTCGCATTGTAGGTTTACATACTGAAAGTAAGGTAACTCTTCCAACAGAGGATCTGCCATGGGCATATCCAATGCAACCTATCACTTCTGCTGGTACTTCAGGTATCGGCTCTGCTCCACTTGGACCAGTTGAAGGCACTTGGGTTCTAATCGTATTCATGGATCCAGACCAGCAATTCCCAATGATGTTGGGAAGTCTTGCTGGCGCATATCAAACTCCAGAGGCACTTGCTACTGGTCAGTTCACTATCGATGAAGCTGATGCTGCAGGTAACGTTACCCTAACCAATGCACCACCACAGCAGAATGCTGATGGTACTCCAGTCACTGGTGCTGGTGATACTTTTGGTGGACAGACTGCGGTTAAAGACGGTAAGGTTGTAACTGAACCTGGAAAGATTGTCGGTCCACTTGGATCTCTGATTGCGAAAGCTGAGTCTGGCAAAGACGGCTACAATGCATTTAACCGTGGAACTGCAAACGGTAAGATTATTCCAGCTGGCAAGAAGATGGATCTCACTAAGATGTCCATCAAAGAGATTATGGCTCTTCAAGCCTTGCCACCAGACGACCCTAATCGCTTGTTTGCTGTTGGTAAGTATCAGTGTATTCCAGTCACTCTGAAGGCTGCGTGTCAATCACTAAACATTGACATCAATGAGCCATTCAGCGAGCGCACTCAAGATATCATCTGTCAAGAATATCTTGTAGGTAAGAAACGTCCAGCGTTGGTTGCGTATTATCGCAACCCAGATAAGAACAACAAAGACCTTCTGTTCAAAGCAGGTCAGTCTCTTGCTGCTGAATTTGCCTCGATTGAAGACCCATACTTCCCTGGATTCCCATATAAAGGTGAGAATGGTACATACTACAAGTCTGGTAATCGCGCCAAGACTATGTGGGAACGAGACATTAAACCAACTCTGCAGAAAGAGTGGGAATTCCGTAACAATAAAGAAGAGCCTCCAGTAACTGCAAAGATCGCAGATAACGACAAGGTCGAGAAGGGTACTGACTACAGCGGTGTGGCGAAAGCAACACCTGTTGATGATTCTGTAGCGACTCCACCGAAGTCTTCTGCTGCAGCTGAGTCTGTTGAAGAAACTAGCATTCTTCCAGAAGCCCCAGCACTACCTGATAATCCTATCGGCTCCATCGCAGGTATCCCGACTGGCAACGACGCACTCACTAGCGTTGGTGCTGGATCACTATCAGACATTTCATCTAACTTGTCTGGTGCTCTTGGCTCAGCACTCGGCGACATTACAAACTCTATCGGTGGCGTTCTTGATGACCTAGACTTAAGCGCAAGCCTCGATAGCGTATTCAGCAGTCTTGGTGGTTTGGGTTCTGGTGTCGGTGACCTACTCAAGCAGTTTGGTGGTAACATCAATGAGATTGCATCAAATCTTGGAATTGAAAACGTCACTGGCTCTGTAACTGAACTCAGTAACAATCTTGGTCTTTACAACGCATCTCAAGAAGACGTTGTGAAAGAACTCGCGAAGAAGGCAGGATCTTCTCAAGGACAAGCTGCCGCATTGCTTGCTAAATTGGAAGGTACTGAACCTACTAAGTCTGACGTTGCTCCAGCAGGAACTAAGAATGCCGATGGCACTATTTCAAACGGTACTGGCGTTGACCCAACTAAGGGTTTCCAAGATCCAAACGGTGTTTATCCAAAGTACAAAAACGAACCAGACACTAACCGTCTAGCCACAGGCAACAATCTTGGACGTACTATCGTTCTTAAGAAAGAAGCTGCACTGAAGACTGGTGTTCGTATCGCCAACGGTGGTACTTGGGATCAGTCTCCAAATCCATACAATGCAACTTATCCATACAACAAGGTAACTCAGACTGAATCTGGTCACGTACAAGAATGGGACGATACTCCTGGATCTGAGCGTATCCATACTTACCATAAGTCAGGCACTTTCTCTGAGATTGATGCTAACGGAACAAGAGTCAACAGAATTGTTGGTGATGGTTTCGAGATTATGGAACGTAACGGTTTCATCTATGTCAAGGGTGCGTACTGCGTCACTGTTGATGGCGCGATGAATCTTCGTACAGATAACGTATTTAACCTTGAAGTTTCTGGCGCTGCGAACATCTTCGTTTATAATGAGGCGAACATCAACGTAAGTAAGAACTGTAACCTAGCGGTCGGTGCGGTTCTAAATGCAAAAGCTGATACGATCAATCTGGAATCAGAGAGACAGTTTAACATTCGTGCAGGAACTGGCTTGAACATCCAAGCTGGTATGGACATCAACTTTAAGTCTGATGCTTCTATCAATACTCAGTCTGGCGCTAACATTAGCAACAAGGCTGTTGGTGCTATCTTCAGCCAAGCTGACGGTGACATTAACCAAAAGTCTGCTGGTGTTATTAACCTTGACTCCGCACAAGACACTAACATTAAGTCTGGCGCTGCAATTAAGCAAGAGTCTTCTGGTAGACTAAGTCTTAAAGCAGGTGGCGATCTTTCTGCTGATGCTGGTGGAATCGTTGATATTGCTAACGGATCTTCTGAATCTGCTTCTGAAGCTGAGCCAGCAATTGAGGCTAGAGATGCAGGCTTTGCTGAACTTGAACTTCCAGTTGAAACACGTGGTACTTCTGGCGTTGATCGCCTACCACCACTGGCTCTTGCAACTCGTGGTTCGGAAGTTGGCTTCGATTCACCAGTTGGACAAGGTTCTGCTACTGACGGTAGTGCCTCTGTT